CCGGGCGGCACAATCTCGCGTTTCACCGCGACGCTTTCGCTCTCGTCGTCCGTCCGCTTCCTGAAATTCCCGCGGGAATGGGAACGATCGGGACTGTCGTCAGTGATCCAGACAGCGGCCTCGCCGTTCGCGTCCGTATGAACTACGACGCCGACCGCGGCGGCATTGTGACAACTGTCGAAATCCTTTACGGAGTGGCAGAATGTCGCGACGAGCTCGCCGTCGATTATATTTGCTAATCGGCCGCGGCAAGCGCCGCAACAAAACCCGGAACGACGCGAAGGTTTTCCGCCGCTTTCCCTCAATAAAGCGGCAACAAACTTTTCAATCTTTCAAAACACGCTATGTTTACTCAAGATAGTGCAGGAATAATTTACTTGACCAATCCCGCCGGGGATCGCGTTTTCGCTTGGGGGGCAACCGTCCCGACTGACGCGGCCGACGGGTACGCGAAAGGCTGTCTCTTTATCGATACCGATGTCGCGACCGGAACCGTCTCGGTTTATGTAAACCAAGGCACAAAAGATGCTTGTGTTTTCAAGCTCGTCAATGTCGATACCACGGTCGCCGCCGAGCTCGCCGCCGACGCCGTCGAGACCGCCAAGATCAAGGACGCCGCGGTCACGCTCGCGAAACTCGCCGCCGGGGTCGCTCCCGGGTTTATCGTCAAGTATGCCGGGAGCTTCACGACTGCCGGAGGCGACGCCGCCGAGTCGATCCCGGTCGCGGGTGCGCTCGCGACGGACATCGCGATCGCCACTTTGAAAGCGAAAGGAGCGACGCCGCGGACAATCTTGACCGCCGTCGCCGCGGAGAACGCGATCACGCTCGAGTTTTCGGGCGATCCCTCGACGGATCACGTCGTCGGGTATATGGTACTCCGCGCCGCCGCCTGACGCCCGAGACGATTTCTCGCCGCTCGGCTCCCTCCTTTCGGAGCCGGGCGGAAAGAAGTTTTCTTTTTTATCCCTCTCTTATGCCTTATATTAAAAACCCGAAAGGCCGGATCGTCGACGTCTCAAAGGAAATGGCCGAGTATTTGCTCGCCGAAAAGCCGACGAAAACAATCGAAGGGCGCGCTATGCGGAATGATCGAGGCGACCCGGTCGTCGTCGTAAAGGCCGCGCATGAAAAAGGCTATACCAAAGCGACACCCGAGGAAATCGCGCAATATGAGAAGCAAACCGCGAAAACCAAGGCCGCGGACGCGCAAGTCGGCGCCGATACCGACGCGAAGAAAGCCGACAAGGTGCAGAAAAAGGCCGACGAGGAAAACGAGAAAGCCGACGCAAGCAAGAAAGCGGCCGAGGAGCTCGCGAAGAAAGCCACCGGGACGGGCGCGCCGACTCCGGACAATTAAATTTTGCACGGCGTTTCAATTTGATACAGAATGGAGGCGACAAACTCGCCTCTTTTCGATTATATGGCCATTTCTTATATTACAATCCTCGAGCTCCGCAACGCGACGACAAACGACGCCCTCATTGACGAAGCCGACGAACGGCTCGAAAGCCTGATCGAACGGGCGGAGCGCTATATCGACGCGATCGCGGGATATTGGCAGAAATACGAAGAGGATCAAGCGCGCATTTTCCCGCGTGTCGAGGACGTGAACACCTCGGGCGCGACCTTTATTCCCGAGATCGTCAAAGAGGCGACGATCGCACAAACGGAATTTTTATATTTGCAGACTCCGGACGCCGAGCACGGCGTCAAACCGGACGACGCGAAAAAGCCTTTCGTCGTCTATTCGCCACGCGCAAAGGCGATTTTGCGGAGCGGCGGACTGACACGCCGGACGGGACTCGCGAAGCTTTCCGACGGCTCCGGCCGCTATGATCCGGACAAACTTTAGAAGCTTTTAAAAGCAATTTAAAATGAGTTTTAGCCTCGACTCGTCGGAGTTTGAACGCGGGCTTGATCGTTACACGGACGACGTGACGGCGGCGATCAAGGCCGGGATCGTCGCGGCTGGCGACGCCCTCCTCCGTGACGCGACGGATATTGTTCCTTTTCAAAAAGGATTTTCAGGCGGTTTGGCGTCCACGGCGAGCAAAGGCGAGGTTAAAAGCGGCATGAGTGAAATCGAGATCGAAGTCGGTTTTAATAAGGAATACGCGGCGCGCTTGCATGAGGACTTGTCGCTCAATATTTCGCAAGCGAACACCTCACGCGGACAACGGCGTCAACAAAAATACCTTGAAAAACCAATGAAAGAGAACGGCGAAAAATATGTTACACTCGTTGGCGAGGTTATTCGCTCTCGCACACAATGATTGAAGACGTCGCGCTTTACTTGGCAGAAAATACGGATCTTATTATCGGCAAGACGCTTTTTAAAGGCAATATGCCGGACACGCCCGTCGATTGTGTCGCGCTCTTTGACACGGGCGGAGCGGCGCCTTATCAAGAAATACCCGTCGACAATCCGACGATTCAAATTCTTTGTCGCGGCACGTCCGCGAACTATATTAAGGCGAGCGAACGCGCCGCCGAAATTTTTTCCTTGCTGAACCGTAAATTTGCTATTACTATTGGTAGCAAAGACGCCATGTTTGCGCGAGCCGTGAACTCGCCGCAATGCCTCGGCCTCGACGACAAGAACGCTTGGCTATTCTCGACAAATTTTCTCTTTCGGATCCGGACAACATGAGCGACGACAAGAAAAAAACACTGTTTGCAATCGTCAAGCCGAACGCGGTCGCGGATTTTGTGAAGTGGGAAGGAAAAAAGATTGGAAAACTCGAGCGTGTCGAGGTCACGCCCGAACTCAAGAAACAAGTGAATCTCGCTCCGCTCCTCGATTTCTTCGATTGATTTTTTTCTAAAATATGGCCGCTGACATTGCAAATTTTCGGATCGGGAGCGCTGATATTACCCTCGGCGGAACCGCGCTCGGCCATACAAAAGGCGGCGTCGAGATCACCGTCACGCCCGCAATCCACGAAAAGAAAGTCGATCAATTCGGAGAGAGCCCGGTCGCCGTGACCGTCCTCGGCCATAGGATCGAAATCAAGTGCTTTTTCGCGGAGAGTGATCTCGTCCATATTTCGAAAGCGATTGCGGGCGCCACCTACACCGCTGGCGCCACTGCTGGCGACGTCGGGATCGGAAAGGACGCCGGACAAGCCTTGACGGGCGCGACGCTCTTAATCCACCCGCGCGAAATGGGCGCGGCCGTTACTCTTGACTGGAATTTTCTCCTTGTCGTCCCGATCGGCGCGCCGACTTTTGCTTTTAAAACCGACGAAGAACGCGTTTATGAAGTGACTTTTCTCGCGCTTATTTCTCCGGGCGGAACCGACGGCGAGAAGATCGTCCGGATCGGCACAAGCAACTAATCAATTAAATCATGTCTGGAATACCCGGAAAGACTGACGCCCTCGACGCCGCGCTCCCGAAAGAGCGACACGTCGGGAAATATGTCGTCGAGAAATTGACTATCGGCGCGTATTTTTCATTACTCCGTCGCCTCGAAACCGTTCCACGCGACGCGCTCCAAGTGCTCGCCGAGGCTTGGAATGATACAAGCCCGGACTCCTCGGCCGCGGACAATAACGCCCGCGTCGCCGACGTCATGCTCAAATTGATCTCACGCATGCCCGACGAGCTTTTGAATATTATTGTTATTTCTTGCCGTGTAAGTATTGATAAAACATTCGAAAAACACGGGCAAACGCCGCGCTCCTTTACAAAGCAAGAACTCGAGGACGATCGCGAGCTCGGCCTCGACGGGCTCGTCGAGCTCCTCGTCACGATATGGGAAATTAACGACCTGACGACGGTTTTCGAAAGCATAAAAAAAAAGCTTCCGGAGACGGCGCGAAACTATCTCAGAACGCTGGCGAAAATTGGCTCCACGAACTTTTCGACGCCCTCGGCTCCCGTTACGGCTGGTCAAAGCGGCAAATCTTAGAAGAGCTTTATGTCGCCGAACTCCCGTTTCTCATGCAAGCGATCCGGGAACAAAGCGAACAGGAACGAAACGCCCGCTTGCATGACGCCGCAATCGCCGCTCTCGTCCCTCATTTCGAGCAACGCGCGCGGGAGTCATTTTTTGCAAGCCTTGAAAACCCGCGCGCTTTGCCTCATACTCCTACCAAAGAGGAGCAGATCGCGGAGAATAAACGGGCGCTCGCCTTTTTCCAAGGAATTTAATTGATATTATGGCTTTTGACGCGGGCGCGGTCGTCGGCAAGATGAAAATGGATATTGCAGATTTCAAAAAAGGAATCAAAAGCGGCGTCGAGGAAATGAAATCGGGCGGGAAGAAAATCACGGACGGCGTCGATAAAATCGACGACAAGATCAATAAATCCGGCTCCGTTATTGGTAAATGGGGAAAGCTGATCGGCGGCGCGTTTGCCGTCGGCGCTGTCATTTCCGGAATAAGGAACGTCACGCAAGCCTACAAAGAGGCGGAGCTCGCCTCGACACGGCTCGAGACGATCGGAAAGAATGTTTCGAACTTGCGCGACGACGAGATCCAAGCGCTCAAGAATCAAGCCGACGCAATGCAAAAACTCGGCGTGATCGAAGGCGACGCCGTGATCCACGGGCAAAGTCAACTTGCCTCGTTTGCTATGACAAAGGATCAAATCGAGCTTTTGACGCCGAGAATGCTCGATCTCGCCGTCGCAAATAAAGGCGTCGACGCGACACAACAGGATTTACAAGACACCGCGAACAAGCTCGGCGTCGCGATTGCGACCGGGCAGATCGCGCCGCTCAAGCAATCCGGAATCGTCATGACGGAAGCGCAAGACGCGGCTTGGCAACTCGGCAATCAAACCGAGCGCGTCGCGCTTATGGCGGAGATCCTCGACGGGAATTATAAAGGCGTCAATGCGGCAATGGCGGCCACGAGTGAGGGGATCCAAAAACAGGCTTTGAACGCTTGGGGGGATCTCAAGGAAATGATCGGCGGCGCCATTATTCCGGTCATTTCTTATTTAGTCGTCGGGATTAAAGACGTGATTGACTGGCTTATGAATCTTGGCTCGAGTACAAACGAGCAAACGGCCGCCATGCGGGACGCTTTCAGTGAGGCTTGGATATGGATAAAAGATAATGTACTCCCGATTATTGACGATCTTTTCCTCACGATTAAAACATGGATCGACGCTTTTGTTTACGTTTGGGAGGAGAATCTTTTCGGGATCCGTGATATCGCGGTCAATGTTTGGAACCTGATTTTTACCACGATCAAGACACAACTCGAGATCATTGCGGCGGCGATCCGCGTCGTGCTCGCCGTGCTCCGCGGCGACTGGAAAGGTGCTTGGGATAATATTCTTTTGATCGGCAAGCTCGCTTGGGAGCAAATCAAATTCGCCGTCTCGCTCCTTTTCGACGGGCTCAAGGCGATTTTCAACGCGGGCGGCGAGCTCCTCGGCAAAGCTTGGGACGGCGCTTTACAGGGAATGGCGAATGTCACCTCCTCCGTTTGGGAAACGATCAAAAACACGATCAAGGCCTCGATCAACTGGATTATCGAAAAAATCAATTGGGCGATCAAGCAAGCGAACAAGATCGCCGGGAAAGTGCCGGGAACGCCGAAGCTCCCGGAAATTGCCATGCTTGCCGAGGGCGGGATCGTCACCCGGCCGACGCTCGCGATGATCGGCGAGGGCGGCGAGAGCGAGGCCGTGATCCCCTTATCGAAGCTCGGCAAAATGACGGCGGGCTCCGGGCAAGTGTTCAACTTTTACGGAGATGTTTTCTCCGAGGCGGGCGCTAAGAAAATGCTCGAGCAAGCTTTCGCCGCCATGCGGCCGAACCTCCGATAATGGCTCAAAATCTCTTGATTACCAAAAACGGCGCGAGCGAGGTTCAGGCATTGACCGGGACTTTTTCGATCACTAAGGAGCTCGATCATCGTTCCTTTTCTTGCTCGTTTCAGACAATGGACGCGATCGCCGAGAATGACGAGATTGTCGTCACCAACGCGGCCGCGACGGTACTCTTTGCCGGAGTGATCGAAAAGGTGCAGATCGACGGCCGGAATAACCTCACTATCCGGAGCGTCGTCTCGTCCGGCTGGAAACGGCTCTTTGATCGGAAATTGATCGCCGAGAGCTACGCGAATATACTCGCCGGGGATATTGTGAAAGACATAATCGCCAACTGGACGGAGGGTTTTACCGAGGGAACGATCGAGGACGGCGCGACGATCGTCTCGGCGCCGATCAACTATAAAACGCCCTCCGACGCGATCTCGGCGCTCGCGAGCAAGATCGGCTTTATCTGGTATATCGACAACGCCCGCGCCGTGCATTTCAAATTAAGGACGCGCGACACGGCGCCCGAGACGATTACCGACACAAGCGCCAATTTTAAGGATCTCCGCCTTATGCCGGAGGTTTCCGAGCTTGCAAACTCTGTGATCGTGCGCGGCGGATCCTTTCTCTCGACAACGCAAACAAAGAGCTTTGTCGGCAATGGCGAGACGACGGCCTTCCTCCTCCCGGAAAAGCCGAAAGATGTTTCCGTCACCGTCGGCGGCGTCCCGAAAACGCTCGGGATCAAATTCGGCGAGCTCACGCCGACGACCGATTTCGTCGTCTCTTACGAGGAGAAATATATTGAAAACGGGACGCATGCCGTCCTCGGCGCTGGCGTCGTCCTTGACGTCATGTATAAATACGACGTCCCGATCCGGCTCCGCGTGAGGGACTCGGCCTCAATCGCGGCAATGGCCGCGCTCTTTCCCGGTACGGATGGGATCTTTGAAAAGCTGATCGAGGACGACACGCTCGATTCTCGCGAGCTTGCGACGTCACTCGCCGAGGAGCACTTGCGATTATTCGCCAATGCGACGATCAAAGGCTCATTCTCGACGGAAAATGCGGGCTTTGAGCCCGGCCAAGTCTTAACGATCGCGGCGCGCGGCGTGAACACGTCCGCCGTGATCGAGGCCGTGAGCATGGAATCGCTCGCAAACGGCTTTTTTGAGTATCATATCAGCTTTGCAACCGTGCTTTTCGATTTCGAGGACTTTTTGCGCTCGCTCATGACGCGCGGGAAACTCAAGCTCGACGACTCCGAGCTCGTCGAATTGATCGAACTCTTTGAGGACACTTTAACGCTCGCCGAAACGGTCACGCTTTCCGTCGACGAGAACCGCGTCACGGACGACTTAACGCTCGCCGAAAGCTATTCGGTCGCGAACAATTTCGCCGTCGAGTACGTTTGGGCGCCCTATTTTCCGGCAAATCACGCCGACACAAAGCGGCCTTTTATTCTCGACGCCTCTCCGCTGGCGTGATACTCTTTCAATAGTTTTTTTCCGCGTATGTCTCAAGAAAAGTTTTCTGACGATATTAAACTCCGCGGAGAATACACGCTCCGCGTCGTCGGCGCGGACGGAAAGGAGAAAGGGCGGCACGTCATTAAAAACTTGATCCCGGCCGCAATCCGGACGCTCATCTTGGAAAACATGTTTGACGAGACTCCGGCCACAACGTGTCTCGTCTCTCATGTCGCCGTCGGCTCGGGAACGAACGCGCCCGCGGACGGAAACACGCAATTACAAACCGAAGTCGCTCGCGTCGCCGTCACCTCGCGCGCCTTTTCCGGCTCCGTCGGCACGTGCTCGGGAGTATTCCCGGCCGGAACCGCAACAGGAACTCACCGCGAAGTCGGCATTTTCTTTGAGGGAACGGGCGCCGCGAACTCCGGGACGCTCGGCTCGAGGAGTGCGATCAATATCACGGTCGCCGCGCTCGACTCGCTCTTTGTCGATTGGCGCCTTACTTTAGCAGACGCATAGCATGGTTATGCCATTATTTACCGCCGGGAATCCGGCCGCCGCGGCGGATCTCAATACTCTTGCGGATCAAATTGATCAAAACGTGAGCGACATCGCGACAAATCTCGCGGCGCTTAATCAATCGAAAACGCTTGAATTTGCTTTGACGGCGCTTGAGGATATAGCGGCTCGCGACGTCGTCGCTTACGTTCCCGCGACCACCTCGGCGGACGTCGTCGACTGCCTCGCTTATACCGGAAGCAATTCAAGTCTCGGCGGCGCCTCGAATGTCTACGGAATCGGGCAAAGCTTCACCGTTCCCGATCTTATCAATCGGATCACCTCGTTTAAGTTAATGCTCGCCAAGGGAACGGCGACCACGGGCGCGATCGTCGTCAAGCTGTTTCGCGGAAATATCAACAACGGAACCGAACTTTTTTCGCAAGTCGTCAACGTCTCGGCGCTCGCCGCGGGTTATACGTACGCGACCGTCACTTTCACGCCGGGAACGCCGATCGAGGTCAGTTTCGGAGAGCAGCTTTATATCCGGGTCGAGTCAAATGGCGGCATGGACGGATATGTCGCTTGGCGTTATGTCTCCTCGGATAGTTACGCGGGCGGCTCATTCTATCAAGACAACGACATCACAACTCGGAACTATACAACGCAAAACTACGATCTCGCATTTTCAATACAAGGCTATCGCGCCGCCGCCGGGATCGTCAAAGGCGACGCCTCCGACGCGACTCGCGCGCGTGTCCTTGGTTTTGCTCAAGCGGCGATCGCGAAAGACGCCTCCGGAGACATTCAACCTTTCGGCGAGCTTGCCGGGTTTTCGCTGGCCGATTCATATATCGGCGAAAAAATTTATTTATCCGACACGG